TGAGGCGCGCTCCCGGGCTCCCAAAGCCGCTCAGTCACTTGGCCCCAAGCAGCCTCCGCCCGGCACGCTCAAGCGCTCGGTGATCATGAAGCACATTCGAGAGCTTTCCGGTGGCGGCAGACAGACGTTCTATGTATTGGTGCGCCACGGCAAGAAGTACCGCAACCAAGGCAAGCGAGGCAACCTCTCGCAAGACGCCTGGTACTGGCGCTTTTTGGAGTTCGGGACCCGCAAGATGGCCGCCCGGCCTTTTCTGCGTCCTGCTTTGGAGTCTCGCAGGCGTGAAGCCGTGGATGCCATCAAGCAGCGCTTGTCCGAGCGAATTGAGATCGAGGCCAAGGCCTTGAATGGGCGCTAGCGATGCAGGACTTTTATGACGCCATCAAGCATCTGGCCTCCGGCCAGGTGTACGCCGTTGTCGCGCCTGCAGATGCTCAGTACCCAACACTGGTCTACACGCCCATTGACGAAGAGCGGGTCATCGCGCTGGATGGCCCCAATCCGCTCAAACGATCGCGGGTTCAGGTTGACGCCTATGCCCGAACGTTAGTCGCCTGCGAACAGTTGCAGGACCAGGTGCTCTCGGCACTGCTCGCGGACATCAACACCGTAGCCGATGTGCGCATGGGCCTGACTGATTTCGACCCTCAAGCCGGCATCTACCGGATTTCTGTGGACTTCACCTACTACCGGTAACGGTAGGCGAGTCGTCCGCCCCCTCGTTTGTTATTTCTTTCACCTGGAGGCCTTTTATGCCTAGTACTGCGATCACCGCGCAGGGCATCACCATTGCCCGCTTCGGTACCACCACCTTCGAGACCATACCCAACGTCGTGTCCTTCCAAGGGCCTGGCGGCCAGGCATCGGTCATCGACGTTACCAATCTTGGATCGACCTCAAAAGAGAAGCGAGTTGGCCTTCGAGATGAGGGACAGCTCTCGCTATCCCTGCACTTCAACCCGGACGACACCGTGCATCAGGGATTGCGCACCGATCGTGCAAACCGCGCCCGTCGGCAATTCAAGATCACCTTTACTGACACGACGCCCGCAGCCACCTGGACTTTCTACGGCTATGTGACGCAGTTCAGCGTGCAAGGTGGCGTGGATGCCGTGGTCGAGGCCAGCGTCACGATCGAGATCGATGGCGACATCACGGAGGCATGAAGCACATGAACATTCTTTCCAAAGACGCCATCCTGGCAGCCGATGACCTGCCGCGCGAGACAGTTCACGTACCCGAATGGGGTGGGGACGTGTATGTGCGCACCATGAGCGGCACCGACCGCGACGCCTTTGAGACGAGTCTCATTGCCCGAGAAGGCGAGCGGGACGGCCGCATGGAAAACGTCCGGGCCCGTCTCGTGGCGCTCACCTTGTGTGACGAAGCAGGCGCTCGTCTTTTCGAGGATGGCGAGATCGCTGCCCTGGGCAGAAAAAGCGCCCGCGCGCTCGATCGTGTCTTTGCGGTAGCCCAGCGCCTGAACGGCATCGGGACTGAACAGGCGGCAGCAGCAAAAAAGGCCTGAAGGCCAACCCCACCCGACGGTTCGTCTTTCGCCTGGCGCTTGCGCTGGGCATGCCGGTACGCGAGCTGCTTGCCCGCATCGGCTCAGACGAACTCACCGAGTGGATGGCCTTTTACCAACTTGAACCCTTTGGCGACATGCGTGCCGATCTCAGAAGCGGAGTGATTGCTTCGACCTTTGCAAACGCCAACAGGGCCAAACACGCCCGTGCGTTTTCGCCGGAAGACTTCATGCCTTTCGCCGAACGTGCCGAGCCCCGCGATGATGCCCGCGCAAACGTTGCCCGGTTCAAGGCCATGTTTGCTCATAAGGTGAAAAAGCATGGCTGACCTTGGCTCCCTTGTCGTCAAGCTCTCGGCCGAGACCTCCGAGTTCAGGGCCGATCTTGGGCGCACAGCGCGCCTCCTGGATCGCCACGCCAACGACATGAAGGCGTCGATGCAGCAGGTGGCAACGGTGGCCAAGACCGCATTTGCGGTGGCGGTCGGCGCTGCTTCGGTTGGTGCGCTTCGGGATTTCATTGATCGAACGATCGAGGCAACGGCGGCTTTGCAGCAGTTGTCCGAGCAGACCGGCGCGAGCACCACCGCTTTGTCCGGTTTGGCCCCGGTGGCAACCATCTCAGGCACTGCCATGGAGACGATTGGCACCAATCTCTCCAAGCTCTCTAAGGCTCTGGCTGGGGTGGATGACGAGGGTGCTGATGCCAGCAAGGCGCTGCAGTTTCTTGGGATCACCGCCAAGGATTCGGGCGGTAATCTGCGCGATCCGGCCGAGGTGCTCAACGATGTGGCCTTGAAGCTGGCTGAGTTCGAGGACGGTGCCGGTAAGACGGCACTTGCTATGGACCTGTTCGGCAAGTCTGGTGCCTCAATGCTGCCCTTTTTGAAGGACCTTGCAGAGAACCAGAACCTCAACATCAGGCTCACCGCCCAACAGATCGAGGAAGCTGACAAGGCATCCAAAGCAATGGCCCGGATGCGGGCAGAAAGTAGCTTTGTATCCCAGACCCTGGTGACGAGCGCCATTCCTGCGCTGTCGGTGCTATCCGAAGAACTCAAGAAGATCCTGCTCGGTACGGACAACGCTGTAACGGGCATCAGCAGGCTACGTGATGATGGGACCCTGGCCAAGTGGGCAGAGACCTCGGCCTATGCAATCGCGGTGCTGGTGGACAGCCTTCGTGCGATTTTTCAAGGGATCAAGTCGATCGTCGGCAGCTTCCAGGCGGTTTGGGCTGACATTGAGCTAGCCGGGGGTTTCATCGCCCGCGGGGGTGTTCCTGGCTTGCTCTTGGAGGGTAATCGCAAGGCGCTACGCGAGGCGCTCGACAAGCGCAACCAGATCGTTGAGCAAGCCAACCGCAACTATGTCGAGCTGTGGAACATGCCGCTGCTGGCCGACGCGGTGACGCAGCGATTCGATGAGATGCGGCGCAATGCTCAGGCGGGCGCAAACCCCCAAGGAGATAAACCACAGCGGCCCACTCTCAACTACAACACCGCAAGCGATGCCAACCGCGCCGAGGCGCTTGCGGGCATCGAGCGAGACGTCAAGCGGTTGCAGGATGCGCTCGATGTCGAGGCTGCGCTTTTGAAGGATCGCCAGCGCATCATTGATCTGTATGAAGGCCAGGGATTTTTGACCTTCAAGGAAGGCAGTGACGCCCGCATCGCAGCGCAGGACGACTTCACCGAGCGTCTTCGTGCAAACATGGCAGAGGAAGAGGCCATCTTGAAGCGAGGTCTTGCGACCGTAGCCAAGACGACCCAGGAAAAGGCAAAGCTCACTGCCCGGCTCGAAGAGGTCATGGCCCGGCGTGCCCGGCTTGAGCGCGAGGTCCAGATGTCGGGGCTTGAGCGCAGCATTCGCGAACCAGGTGAGGCCTTCAAGACCACACTCGCTGACATTGAGCAGCGATCGAAGGCGCTGCAGGCGCTTGCCGATGATGAGGCGGCCATCATGCGAAGCCGTCAGCGGGTGATTGACCTCTACCAAGAGCAGGGCTACCTGCGCTTTCGGGAAGCAACCGATCTACGGGCCAACGCGCAGCAGGAATACCTGGAGCGCTCGCGCGCCTACTTCGATCAGGAAGAGGCGTTGCTGCGCACGGCACTTGAGACAGTGGCCAAAACCGCTGATCAACGTCGGCAGATCGAGGAACGACTCGCCACATTGGCTGCTAAGCGCCAGCGCATGGAGCGTGAGGCTGCTCAAGTCACTCTTGAGCGCGCCATTCGCAGCCCGTTTGAGGCGCTGCGCGACATCCAGGAGCGGGCATCCCGAGCCGAGTCCGAGTTCAAGACCCGAGAGGAGCAGATCCGGCTGCTCCGCGAATCCGGCGCTATCAGCGAGTTGGAGTCTTTGCGGCGCCTGGCCACTGCCCGGGAAGAAAGTGCCCGGCAACTGGAGCAACTGGCCGCCGAGGCGCGCGCAGTAGCTGAATCGGCGCCGGGCAATGAACGATTTGCAGAGTCCATGCGCCAGATCGCAGAGAGTGCCCGTACTGCCGCAGCCGGGGCGAAGGAGTTGGGTCAGCGGGCCAAGGAAATTGCTGAACCCTTCACCGCTGGATTTCAGAAGGGGCTCAAGAGCTTCATTGAAGATGCCGAGGCGATGGGTAAGCAAATCGAGTCCATCACAAGCCGGGCGTTCAACGGCATGACCGATGCGCTCACCCAGTTCGTGATGACTGGCAAGCTCGACTTCAAGAGTCTGGCCAACTCGATCATCTCCGACCTGATCCGCATTCAGATTCAGCGGGCGATCACGCTACCACTGGCCAGGGCCATGAGTGGCTTTTTTGGGTTCGCGGATGGGGGCGTCATGACCTCCGCCGGTCCCATGGCCTTGCGCAGCTATGCCTCGGGCGGCATTGCTAACTCACCCCAGTTGGCGCTCTTTGGCGAAGGCAGCAGACCAGAGGCCTACGTTCCACTGCCTGACGGTCGCTCCATTCCGGTCACGATGAGCGGTAGCGCGTCTGGTGGGGATGTATTCAACATCTCGGTCAGCGTTTCGGACGCGGGTGCTTCCAGCCGCGGGGACGACCCGGGCGGACGCGATCTGGGGCGTGCGATTGCTA